CCGACATGGTCAGAAGAAGTTACAACCGATTCTTGAGACCCATTTTAATGAGGCCCTCCAGCCTGTTTATAGACAGAGAGGTTCTATATTAACGGAAACTGGAGGTGCGTGCAGCCAATGCAGGTCAGAGGTTGCGCATCACCATAATCCTGGTACATACACCCAAAAGGGTTATGAGGGTTATCGTGATCTCAAATGGGTGTTCGAGAAATCATGAACATCATCCTCGATGGGGATAGTACCATCGGCCTAGTATGGAATGGCATTATCCATACCGACCGGCTCTGTCACTTGAGCCAATCTAAGTGACATTTGTGTGCCGATTTAAGGCTTGTGTATTCAAACACGCACATCTTATTTCTTATCTACGACTATCATTTTGGCGAAATGATCTACGCCTTCCACGTAGGGGTGGATGATCTATTTTCATCGCCTAGTCAGCCAACACATATAACCAGATTGGGGTTAGTACCTATCCCGGTGGACCTGGCAATGGTTCAGTAAGGCACTGTCATCCGTGCTAATCTGTATGACAGCTGATGGATCTGCAGTTTAACTAGATCAATGCGTGATGGCACTAACATCCCCATTCTGCCCGTCAGAATCTTTGATTCATACGACGGGGATGACGTAAGCGCCGGTGATTCCTGTGTAAGTTGCCTTCGAGCTACTGAAAAGTGAAATAAGTGGTGGGCTCTCGTCATTGTCTCTTCGTTAGAGACCATGAATCTGTACTGGTCTATGTCCAGCCTAAACTCATAGTCATAACAAATGAGAGTGGCATACAATCCATTCCCCATTCCAGTGGGTAGACGTAATTGACACGTCCCTAAATAACGTCGTAATACCAACTCATCGTGGTCATAAAGTTCTCCGCGATGTTGATCCGATCATCCCTCTCAGGGGAAACGAACTTCAAACCTCGCGCGACACGAGGATAAACGGAAAGTTGAAATTAATCCTGGACGCCAATTCAGGTTAAACCCAACTGGCCTAAGCGGATGTAACGCCCGCCTAATAC